ATAAGGCATGCTGACCAATAAGTCAACCTTTTTTTGGTTTGTAAGTGCTTGATTTGATTGGAGTTTTAAAATAAATTGAAATTAATTTCCTCTTGGAAATCAACAACTTAGGAAAAGAGAAAAGGGCTCCGGAGAGCCCTGAATTGAGACTCTGCTAGGGTGCAGGGTCCGTTGTAACCATCGATGCGTTGATGGTTCTACTCCATTTCACCCATCTTCTTTAGTACTTGGTACGCTATGTATCTATGCGCTTTTCTTCCAGGACTTACCAAGTCTCGTCCATAATCCATGTCCTCTAATTCTCTCTCAAGCTCAGGTGGGATGTGTATGTACTTCACTTTAAATTGATTGCACAAACTTTGCATGGCTCGGAGTACCATGTCCCTACGAATCTTCGCCAAGAGTTTTGTATTTCCAGGTAAAACCTCGCTAATAAATTCGCCGTTAGGTTCTGTTCTTTCCCAGGCTTCGTGCTGGTCATACTGTTCCTGCAATACTACAGTTGCCGATCTGAGCCTCGGTAACCACGCCATAAGCAGCCTGTACTGCGATTCTAGCGATGAATTAGGTGTAGCTAGTACTATTGCTCTCTGTCCTTTCTTAGAACCTACAAGCGAAGGCCAAGACAGTGATTCTGGCATTCCTATACCAAACGCCATGTTGGATCCTAGAGTCAGTACAGTTCTTGGGGCTGAGGCTTCGGGCATTTCTACACCCCTAAAGCCATGAGAGTTATATCTGTAGGACAGCTTCACTGTATCTGAATCGGAGGAGTTTGCTTCATTGTATGGGTATTCACCGTTAGGCATTTCTGCCCAACCATACACTTCCAGAAGCCTCTCCGCGTTCTGCTTATTGAAGTTGTAATGTTCCTCACTGTCAATGCCAAAGAAGTTATCCTGATAAGGTTCTATCTTCATCCCATTGGCGCAATAATATAAATCTTCCAACTAGTTCTCCAACTCATCCAGAGCATCTAGAAATTTTTCAATCTGCTCGTCGGTTTGGCTTTTCGATAGTACGAAAATGCATGAGGCTATACCAATGATTTGTCCTCTAGCCTTCCCAAAGAAAGAACCGGTATAGTATGCGACTGCGATGGTGATTACTGCGATAATTGTATGCAGATAAGGATCCAAAACTTACTCCTTTAATTTGCGTTCCTTGAATTCCTGAATCAAAAAGGTTTTTGATCTCACCATGTATTCATCAAACGAGATTGGCTTATCTTTGTATGACAAACGCTCTTCTTTGTTAATGTAATACATCTCCATACACCAAGCATGAAATTTAGAATTCGATTCAGGGCTGTATGATTTCATTGTATATTGCTTCCCAGTTTTTCATTGTTTGAAAGTAACCAATAGCTTGCATGTTATATTTATGCTCCATCAGCAGGGTTTTAAATCCTACCGAGTCGCCTACTTCAGCATTCTTTACTTTGTCCTCAATCCAATAATTACCACAATACTGTTCTGACAGCTCGGCTAACACCTCATCCTTATCATCACCACAACCAAGACAAATGACTTCCTTGAAAACATTGTCACCGAACAATTTAGCCAAGTTACGCTTACGCAACTTTTGAGCATACGGGTCCGTGCTGAGACTAGTCACTGCGATAAACTGCACCTTATGTTTTTCGTGCATCAACTTGATATAGTATTGAGCGTCCCTCAAAGGGGGAAGAAAGCCTATAGCGGCACTGCTATTGAATTGCTCTACCAGGTTCTTACTGATACTTTTTTCAAGTCCATACCTAGTGTGCATATCATAGTGAGATTTTGCATCGCCAATCTGCTTGTGACCACGATGCTCCATCCATGCGCTAAAAGCCTCTTCCCAATCTAAAACAACACCATCAATATCAGTTAATACTATCATTCCTGTTCCTCGGGAGCAGGGCAGTCACCCCATCGTCCACATTTGTACGCATCAATTTTTGCTCGGTTGAACGCCTCACGCTCTCTTTCCCAAATGCCCATCTCATAGGAGCACTGAACCTGATCTCCTCGACAGCGAAACCTCGGAAAGCCTCGATCCCATCTCAGGTAGCGACCATGTCCAGTACTGTAATAACCACTTGGGCTGTAAGGATATTGAGGAGCGTACTGAGTAGAACCGTATCGATCCTGGATGATCGTACCTAGAACAAAACCACCTACACCCGCCGCAATCTCATCACGACCAGCTTGTGCTGGACCAGCAATGATTGCAGAAGATAACGCCGCTAAAAGTAATATCTTTTTCATAAGTTTTCTCCTTAGACTACTTGGTAGCCTTTTCCGTATTTGCCGACATTGACATGCATGTAGAAAGCGGTGTCGAAATAGTCAGTCTGCGCATCGCTATTGTCGTACCATGCGCTACCACCCTCAGCCTTAGCTGGAGCAGACTTGATTACTTGCACCACCTTGTCAAAAAACTTTTGATGCTTACCATACATGTGAGTATGATAATGGTTGATTTGAGTGTAACCAGCGCCATCATAAACTTCGCCGATGTCAGCGAGGAAGTTTTCGGGCCCTTTCATCACACTGACCGCTACAGCTAGACCGCCGCTGTCCTTAGTGACAGAGAAACGATGCTTAGGGAATTCACGCTTGAGTTCCTCACGAATCGCCTTAACTTCAGTAGTTGAGATATAAGCCATAATCTTTATTCCTTTTCATCATTTTATATACACATTATACTGCCGATTGACCGATAAGTCAAGCATTTTTTCGCCTTTCTGCCCAAATAATCGATAAAATTTCTGAATCATTCAGACCCTTTTCATTGAGGACATCGATCAATGATTCCCAATCCTCATATCCAGCATGGATACATGTATGAATCTGGTCACGAACCCACTCTCCAATCTTACCACGGGTATACCAAGGGGTTTTACTCATTTATTCTACCTCCGTAAAAGTTCCGTCAAACACAGGCCAAGCCGCAATCGCAAGCCCGACAAATGCCAACAGTGCATAGCCTAAAAGGGATGCAGTAGGATCAACATCAAGCGTACCCACCGCACCAAAAGTTATAAAAAAACCAACGAGTAATCTAATCATTATGCGCTCCATCCTAAAGTTTCCATTGCTTCCCGAGGGCTAGTTTTTTCTGCAAGAGCGACATACTGTTCAACATTTGCATTTTTGACTAGGAAGTTAATCCAAGACCTATAAGGTTTCTTGCCATACTTGAATCGAGCAATAAATTGTGGCTTCAATTTACCTTCCCAAGAAGGGTGAGCATCAGGATGTACATCCATCATCAATTTAGCGCCTTCAAAAGAACCGCGGTACATTAGATACATACCGTCCCAAGTGAAGTCCTCTTTGTTGAATTTAGTCATGTTTTCTCTCTCTTTTCTCATTTTATGTACACATTATAGTGCCTATTGACCAATAAGTCAACCTTTTTCTACTGTTCTAAGTCATTGATTTGATTGCAATTTCAAAAAAAGTTGAAAAAAGTTTGTATTTAGGGCACATAAATAGTCTCAGATGAGGTGATTTGAGCGTATAATATGTCTAGAGCAAGCAGATTTTTCCTATTTCAGACCCGCAATGAGTATTGGATCGTGGATGAGAAGTCTCTCCAGGATGTACCTAAACCTCGGGAGCTGATTATCAAGCAATCTTCGGTCGAGTCTATCCGAGATTACGCTATTACGGCTAACAAGCAATCCTTGCCTATCGTGGATAGATGTAGAGACAGGACTGCTTGGCATACACCTGAGGGTAGAGAGCGCATCAGACAAGCTAAGTTGGGTGAGAACCACCCTGCTGTAAAGAATGGTAGGTCTCAAGAGTTCAGGGATAAAGTGTCTAATACTATGAGGGGTACTCGCCGAGGTGAGTTCAATCCTATGTATGGCAGAAAACACTCGGATGAAACGATTAGAAAAATAAGAAAGAGTGCCTACGAAAGACCTAAGCGCCGTTGGTGTGTTGAACCTAATGGTAAACTGCATCTCGTTGAATTAGATTTCTCATTACCTGAAGATTGGCAGTGGGGTCGCAACTTTGACCCCTATCGCCCTAAAGATTAATTTGACTAATGAAATTCTGAACATGTTTCCTTGCTTGATTCGGCCCTGCATGTAATCCATCTCTACCTTCACCGTATAACTCTCGGTTCATTTTGCCTTCCCATACAGGCCATGGCTGAGTTCCGTAATGCAGTTCTACCCCATGTTCTTGGCAGATCCAATTTAACGCATCTTTGTTTCTGGCGTTTCGACATTCCCTGTCAAGTTCGCTAGTAACCACATTGTCATATAGGTCGGTGTTAAAAGACTTTGGCAATAGTCTGGGTCCTTTCCCAGTTCTGACTTTAACATTCCAGGGCCCTACGATATTGATTTCGCCTTCGTGCCCGACATATTCAACCGCAATACTTACTATTTGTTTGTACATGAAAATTTTACTGGGCTTCAGTACAGGTAGCCAATATCTCAACAGTCTGTGGTAAGTGTCAAGCCCAGAGCTAACTGATCCTAAATTGACAAATTGTTTGTCGCTCTTCAGATGTTCGTTGTGAAACACCCAAGGCCAAGAATCTTCAAGATTACACGCTACACCAACGGCATGGCTGTCACCCATATAAAGATAGCCGCCGGGTTCAATCTCATCCATGTTCAGATCCATTCTGAATCCGAAATCGTTGAATCTATATTCTAATTCGATCCCGGTATTAAGATTTTTATCCATCTCTTCACTGTCAGGACCAAAGAAAGAAACTGTCTTGTTACGATGTTCCCACTGCTCCTCGAAAGGAGCTCCGAGTTTTCTTCGTCTTTCATCCATTTACCTAAGCCTTTACCACTCGCTTTTTTCTTGGTGCTCGCTTTTTTACGGGCTTATTGTACTCCTCGATTCCTAGTGTGGACAGGAGTGTTTCTAATTTAGGACACAGTTCTAATAGCTTACCATCTTTAATAGCAGTCAACCAAACCGCTTCTGTGTGGTGTAGTCCTTCTAAGATTTGCAGCCAGTTTGCTTCACGCTTCCATGTAGGAAGTTTCTGCATATTGTTATTCGGATCAGAAAATGCGCTAATCCTTCGCCACTCCATCTGAATAGTTGTCTCGCTCATTCCTGCAGGAATGTCTTTATCGAGCTTTACTGTCTCAGGCATTCCATCGGGCAATTGAAAATCTACCTTCATTGCACCGACTCCCCAACGGACACATGGGACAATTGTTTGATTGTTAGCCGCCCATTGTTTCATTCGCTTCACTTGTTCATCTACACCATCGGCTTTGAACACCCACTCAAAGCCCTCATCAATTTGTCTAAACTTCATTCTTAGAAATCCTCCGCGACATCAATCATGCCTTTCAATTTGTATTTAATAAAATAATTTAAGAGTTGACCCTTATCTTTATTTAGTTGACTCTCATACGACTCAACAATAGCTTCCTTAATATCATCAGGGGTCATGCTCAAATCAACAAGTTGTTTGTTTCTGACATATCCTGGCGCCATGTCGCCCGTGACAAAATCCTCTGGGCGCATTGTCTTCCACTCTTCAAGTAAAACTTTGCGAATAGGCTTCTGTCGTGTACCGGTGACAAAACAGTCATCAGCACTCAGCATGTTAGGAACACCATCACCTTTATCACCAGTGATAATATGCTCTAGCAACACAGCCTCAGCAGACTCGGTAATTTTGATAAACTTCTTTTTAACAGGAGAGTATTGTTTTATATTGCTCCATTTCTGCAATTGATTGAAGTCGTGGTCGCCTGATATAATTAGCACAGGCTCAGCGTCCTCGAACAGCACACCTTGTTTAGCGGTCTGACTATACTCGGCTAGTGCTCCAATAACATCGTCAGCCTCAGCACCGTGAACATCGATTACAGGGTAAGGAAGAAACTGATCTATCTCGTTGCGAATAGCATTGAGTGCTTCAAAAATACTGCTCCAGTCAAATCCGCTGTCATCACGCACTTTTCTGCGGCTATATTTGTAGTGAGGAAACACTTTTCTGCGCCAGTAGTGTCGATTGTCACAAGCGATAACCATATCACCAAACTCAGCGCCAAACTTATTTTTATAACTTCGCAGTTGATTGAGTATCATGTGTCGCATCAGAGGAACATTTATTTCTACATCAGTTCGCCCTCGCACTTCTGCCATGAAGGAACTGATTGCTGTCTGGTTAAAATCAACTATAATCATACGAGTAGCTCCTCAAGTCCTTGAGGCTCTTCACCCCATACATGTCCGATATCAGGATAATACACACCCTTTGTTCGCTTAGGTGTACCATCTGGATAATATGCCATTGCATAGCATTTACTACCCATTTTTAATTCTCGGCTCTGACCATAGTAAACATCAATCCAATCACCGCCGCGAAGATATGCTTCCATATTAGTCAAGTATCCTTGAATGGAAGCTGCCTTTGCTTCAGCGCCTTTTTCTCCTCGCCGAATACCAGCTTTAGCGGCAGAGAGTAGTTCTTTCTGAAACTTTATCCAGTCTCTAACTTTAGTGAAAGATATAGGATCATCTTCATCACGCTCCAATACTGAGGCGTGAACATTTTTATATTGAGGGGGGTTAGCGGCTTGCCGTGCGGCTCTAGCTTTTGCTAGTCGTTCAACGGCAGCCGCTTTTTGTTCAACAGTCATCGGCTTGCGTTTTTTGCGTACCTTTTTCTGCTCTGGTTCTTGTCTTTGTCGTGCCATGATGGACTCCTTTGATTGTTACTATGTATTATATAGTAACAGGA